ATGATGAAAATAATCCATCCGCTAGTTTTCAGCACCTTATTTTTTTCAAGCCACAGTTTTGCAACTGTAGGTGGACCACAAAATATTGAAGTTTTAGGACTCGACCAAGCTGATCAAAAAATTTATGTGATGCGACATTATTTAGATGGTCGTGGTCGTTTGCCACAATTGTATTATTATCAACTTAACAGGGCTTTGTTGCACAAACCTATCTCTAAAGGCTTATTCCACAATATAATTCTCAAATGAATAAGCCCACACCTAAAATCTATCGTACAACCAATTGGTCTTCTTATAACAGTGCATTAATAAATCGAGGAAATCTCTCAATTTGGTTTGATCCCAAGACTCAATGGTACGCTCAACCCAAAGGTAAACATGGTCGAAATCAAACTTATTCAGATACAGCCATCCAATGCTGTTTAATGATCAAATCCTTATTTCGTCTTTCTTTACGCATGGTCACTGGCTTTGTGCAAAGTCTCATTCATCTTTGTAGATTAGATTGGACAGCACCAGACTATTCCACCATCTGCAGAAGACAAAAGCATATTGATATTGCAATTAACTATCAAAAAAGCAGTAATGGTCTCCAGCTACTCGTCGATTCTACTGGCTTAAAGTTTCTAGGCGAAGGTGAATGGAAGCGTAAGAAACACCAACCTGAATATCGTCGCCAATGGCGTAAACTTCATATTGGTATAGATGCTGAAACCCTTCAAATACGCGCTATTCAACTCACTACAAATAATGTGAGTGATTCACAAGTGCTTGGTGATTTACTCGATCAGATTCCACAAGATGAGCAGATTGACTCTGTCTATACTGATGGGGCTTATGACACCAAGCAATGCCGTCAAGTAATTGCAGACCGACAAGCACATGCGGTGATTCCGCCAAGAAAAAATGCGAAACCTTGGAAAGATACAAAGACCAGCTCGCTAGAGCGAAATGAATTACTTCGAACAGTTAAACGTTTAGGAAGAACAATATGGAAAAATTGGTCAGGCTATCATCGCAGAAGTCTGATAGAAACCAAGATGCATTGCATCAAATTATTAGGCGATAAACTCCGTGCGAGAAACTTTCAAAGCCAAGTCAATGAGATTCATGCACGTGTGGCCGTATTAAATAAATTTACAGATTTAGGTCGACCTCACACCCAAGTTGCCACTTAAATTTAGATAACTTGGAAGAAGTTTAGCTTTTGAATGTTTGTGCAACAAAGCCCCCCGCATATGTAAGCCCTACTATGTACAGACCAAAGGTAAAGTTGAACGCTTTAATGAATACCTCAAATCGAGACTATATTAATGGCTCAACTAACACCATCTGACGCTGCTATCGGATTCCCTAACCGCTCTGAGGATCAACTACAGCCTAAAAAACTGGCAAGCACTCTGGCCGCTATCTGGTTGATGGTAACTTACCAATCAACATAAGAAGCATTGCTTCATAAGGGATCTAAAATCAGATGTGTTCCAGGGCCTTGGGACGTAATAACTAGTTATTTGCTGGCTCGATGAGCAGTTGTCAGCGAGCAGCTAATATCATACACCTGATTCAGTCAGCAAAGCTGAATGGACTGGATCCGCATGCCCAATTAAGTGATGTGCCGAAAAGGTTGCCGATACATAAAGTGACCCAGATTGAAGTATTACTTCAACACCGATGGAAACCCAACTCAAATTAAAAAAAGCTATGGGGTTTAGCGAATGCTTACAGAATAATGTTGATTTAAGCTGCTTACCATTTGCTTACCAGAATCTAAAAACAAAAAAACCACTTAGGATTAGTACACCTAAGTGGTTGTTTTATATGGTGGGCCCAGACAGACTTGAACTGTCGACCAACGGATTATGAGTCCGCTGCTCTAACCAACTGAGCTATAGGCCCTATAAGATTGCAAAGCGATTATATTCAATAGCTTGGCAGTGCTGCAATACTATCTAACATTTTCCTATTGAGCAAGTATTTTTTACTTGTAGTCCTATAGTAGACGCTAGAAATTATTGTGCTATATTGCAAAGTATTGCAATTGGTAGTGATTCTAGCGATGTCATCATCCAGAGTAAAGCTCACAAAGACACTTATTGACCAACTCGAAATGACTCCTGCCATTTATCGTGACATTGAGCTTATTGGTTTTGCTATTCGTGTCAATTCAACCTGTAAAACCTATATCGTTGAAAAGAAGGTTCTTGGTAAGACAGTACGGTCTACAATTGGTCTACATGGCAATCTAACACTTGCTCAGGCACGAGACATTGCCCGAGATAAGCTTGCTCAAATGACGCAAGGCATCAACCCAAACGAAATGAAACGCAAAGCTATTGCGGATGAAAAAGCTAAAACCGACCTATCAAGAAGCAAACCAACATTAAAAGCAGCTTTTGATAATTACTTATTCCATAAAACCTTAAAACCAAGAAGCATTAAAGATTACACCATCGTGATTGATGACTATTTAAAAGATTGGAATAATTTAAAGCTGGATGATATTTCTCGTACTATGATTCAGGCTAAACATACAGAGCTATCACAACGAAGTAAGGCTCAAGCTAATATGGCCATGCGCGTTTTTCGTGCCATTTATAATTATTCAGTTGAGCATTATCTAGATGAAAATGATAAGCCGATTCTTGATGCTCACAATCCTATTAAAACCCTAAATGCTAAAAATGCTTGGAACAAAATTAGACGACGTAAGACTTATATCAATGAGGATCAAATGCCTGATTGGATTAAAGCTGTATTTCAATATAAAGATCGTGGCCAACAATTAGAAACTAACCGCGATTTTTTACTGACTTTAGTTTTGACTGGCTTTAGACGTGAAGAATGTGAATCCCTCCCTTGGTCAAGTGTTGATTTAAAGTATGGGCGCATAACATCTATAGATCCGAAGAATGGCGAACCTCACACATTGCCAATGGGTAATTTTCTACTTGAATTAATGAAAAAGCGCTACTCACAGGCCACTACAGAATGGGTGTTCCCTTCTGCTAAATCGTCTTCGGGACATATTGTTAATATTTCCAAAGTACGACAGAAAATTAATAAATCTTGCGGAATTGAGTTTAGTTTCCATGATCTACGTCGAACATTTGGTTCTATTGCTGAAAACTTGGATTATGGTCGATACACAATTAAACGTTTACTCAACCATAAAGAAGAAGATGACCGCGATGTAACTGCAGGTTATGTACAAGTTAGTGAAAGAAAATTACGTGAAGCAATGAATGCTATTGAGGACATTGTTTTAGGTGGATATAAATCAACTATTTTCTCAAAGATAGAAAGCTAATGGCCTACATTACCAAAGATGGCAAGTGGCTTGCCTATAGAGATGCAACGCAAGAAATATTGGAATATGATGATTTTTCAGATGTCCAACAGGTCTATCAACCTGAATGGTTTTGGGTCGATAACAAAGATGACGCTAAAGTGTTTCATGCTGAAAGCATTGCGAGTTCATTTCTAGTGCGTCGACGCGGGGAGTTTTGGAAAGGCGCAAAGGTTGTTAGTAGGTAAAAAACCGATTTTATATACATGATACGCAAGTTTTAAATCGGTTTTTGACAAAATTAAAGAGTTTATTCTGGCCATACTTCACTTAATCTTTCGACATCAATTGCGTGTCCATCTGCTTTTTCTGCCATTGTTCGATATTCTGCTGTGCAAGCTTCGAGTAACTCACTGTTGGTAATGGTGTACTCAATGATGGTTTGACGGGGAACTGTGGACAAACGTTTGTTTGCTTCACTGAGTTGCTTTGACAACCCACTAGCAGCCAAGTCAGCACTACGAGCGGCAGCATTCGCATCTTGTATTTTCTTAATCGCATTTTGTTCTACCTCAATATATTTATCTGACCAGGCTTTTTCCGTAATGACTTTTTGTTGTTCAGCTTTTGCAATAGCGATTTGATAAGGTTTGATTGCCTTAGCTATACGTACATCGCATACAGTTTCAGTTTTTTGAAGCTTTCCGCTCAGATGATTGGTATATGCAATTTGCCCAAGCCATAAAAGCAAAAGGATCGCAATTGCGATCCATGTTTTAAGTTTCCAAACTATTGCCCATATCATCTGAGGAACACCTCTTTTTCTTTAGCGCGACGATTTACAAGCCCTTGCATGCGTTTACCGCCTGCATTCACCCATACATCAAACTGATCTGCAGCACCACGAATATCATTGGCATTCAACTTTTTAACCAACGTCGATTTGCTAAATGCATTAGTCCCAATGTTGTAGGCAAGTGAAACCAAAGCATCAAACTGATTTTGATTAAGAGGCACCTTCACCGTATTATTTACAGCCGATTCAAACTTCTTTAAATCATGCGCCATGTATGCCTTGGCTTGTGCTTCCGTGCAGGTATCACCTTTCTTGACTTTGATGCCGTTCGGATAAACCGTGGTACCAAAACCAATCGTCCACACTCCCACCCCATCGTCATAGGCAGCAAGCCGCTTACCCTCAAAACCGCAGATGATATCCACACCAAAAAGACTAATCACCATCTGGTCGATTGCTAGGCCCAACATATCGGCCACTGTTGCAGCTGAGGCTTTTAGAATCACTTGATTAGCAGCATCAACTTGTTTTTGAGTAAGTGTCCCACCGCTGATCTTTCTCAAATAATCAAATATCTGTTTCATTTTACTTTCCTTCGAATATTAAAAAACCGCCCTAAGGCGGCATATCATTTGTTACGTTATTTCTTCAAATCTTCTCTGGCTTCTTTAAGCTCTTTAACCACTTCAATAATAGTTTTACCCTCCTGTTTATTGATGAAGTTAAAGGTCCATCGAACAACAGCCCAACCCGGTAACCCACATACAAAGAAGAATCCACCTAAGGCAATCATCCCCCAAATATCTGTTACCCACTCATGTAGCCCCCATTTCACGATAATGAATGCTCCACCAGTTAGACTTGATACAACTGTACAAATCAAACCCACTGCCCACTCTTGTGGCGAGCGTGGCAAACGCATCATGATGACAACCGTTGCAACAAGTGCTATCGCTAAAGTGACCATAATCGCTGCACCGTAGAACTTTAAAAATGCAGCAAAACCACTTGTGGACACTGGTTCCATTTATTTCCCCTAATTTTTGGCAATAAAAAAACCGCTAATGCGGCCAATTCAATTTCTATATTTTAAAGCGTGCTTGCTTGTTCCCACATCTGGTCGACTTGCTCATCTGTCCAACCAAGTAATGTAGTTATATCTGAAACCATCGGACTCAAACGTTCAATATCAGAAACTGAGTCATATTCGATCTTGAAACGCGGATTCGCATTGATTGCACCCATTACTTGGTCATACATTCCGTGATCGTAGAGATATAATGCGAACTGACGTTTTGAAAGTCTTGGAAGTAAAGATCGATTGTAAGCTGCGATTTCTTCCAGTGTGCGAGAGTCGATCCATTTCGATCCATTCCAAACGGTATGAAATTGGCTAAGTCTTGGAGTTTCATGTTTTATAATTTCTGTTTCAGTCATTAATCGATATTCTTTTAGATCAATCCATTTTTTGACAATGACATCATCTTCAAAATAACGAATCTCTGATAAGTCATCTTTGATATATTTTTGCATTATGAATACTCCACACAAACGATCGAATTACCTGAAATGGTGTAATCATCACCTGTTGCCAACAATAAACTAGCCACATAGCGATTTGATGAATTTGTATCAAGCAAAATATTTCCTTTATGAACAATTAATGCTTTTGTAGTACTTGATCCCGACAATCCAATAGACAAGTGCATTGGTTTTGCTCCTGTGTGTGTATAAGTTGTACCCGATATAATTGTTCTTTCTTTTGTTGATTGATTTACACCAAAAAGCAAACCATGCAAAAGTTTAACTTGTCGTGCTGTGGCTGCTTTCGTTGCATCATCCGTAACCAAATCGTCAACAAGTTGCACAATACCTGTTTGTGTTGTTGATGCAGCACGAATGGCTTGGTTTGAAACACTAGAAATGATGCCTTTTGCATTCACCGTAATGACAGGCACAGTGACATTTGAACCATAAGTGCTGGCTGCCACACCTGAGTTTGCCAAGGTCAATACACATGATGAGTTTGCAGATCCGTTATAAGAAAACGAACCCGTTGCAGCTCCACTAAAACTAACTGACCGCGCTGTTAACAATTGGCTTGCAGTTGCTGCATTCTCAGTTTTATCTAACTTATCATCAATAATTTCATTAATTTTTAAAGTTAATGAGTTGAATAACCAGTTAAACCACTGACGTGCAGGCTTTTTGCTAACAGAAAATCCATCAGTTAAATTTAAATCATCGGTATTCTTTTGCCCATCTTTAGCAAATTCGGATAGCTTTTCAATAGCCATTTTTAATCCTCAATAATAAGTTCAACACCTGCAGGCAATGGGAAAAACATTTGCACCAATATTTTCTGCATCGTTGTGAATTGGGTAGCGAGGTTTTTAAAAGTCACAGTCATATCTTTGTTATCAAAAACTTTGAAATGACTGTGGTTGAGTGCAAGTTCAAGAATTGGTTTGGTTTCGTTAATGTTTCCTGTGCTCTTATTTTTAAGAATCCTTGCCTTGATCAGTCTTCTTAAAAAATCACCTGCAGGGGTTAAACCACCAGTCCCAGATTGCCCAGACTCTCGAAAATATCCCCCGATACTTGGATCATCCGTTTCCCCAAATGTCATAGCATTTTCTTGATCGATAAAGCCGAAATACTCAAGTTGAGCTGCACCAGGAATAATTAACGGAGTCCCAGTCCAAAGGGCTAATTGCTCCAAAGAATTACCTGTTGCAGTTTCCAAATCATGGAGCTCACTCATTTTTGAAAGTAGGTTTTGACACCCGACAATCGGGGTAATGGCCACCCTTATGGATTCTATGAACTTGGTTTTTTGTCGGTGCTGACTTGTAACTAAGCCAAGATACTCATTGATATTTTTACTATCCACCAGTCACCTCAATAGTAATTGTGGTCGCATCACAAAAGGCGACATTACCGAAAGGCAAAGTGTAATCACCCGCATGCTCAATTCCATTTGCAATGGTTTTGATACTTACAACCTCATAGGTTTGTGACTGCTCCGCGCCATATAAATTAGTCACTCCAGTAATTTTGTTCTGCGTGATTTTGTCGCCGATATTCAAGGCATTGGTGTACTCAGCGAGAAGATTCTTAATAATATCTCCTGTATCAGCACCATAAGATTCCTTGGTTGTAATGGAAATTTTGAAGCTGATATTTGTCACATCTGCACGATAGATTGAAACGACCTCAGGCTCGTTATAAACATTCAATACAGTCACATCGGTATTGCCATACCAATCACATCCCATGGATTTCTTAATATGCATCAGCTTAGCAATTTGGTGGGAATCACCTCCATGAACAACGACACACGCAGACTTTGCAGGAAGGTTATTTTCATCAGTGAGACTTGATTTGTTTTCAAAGGTCACACATCGAGTCACACCATTTAACGCAAGGATCGTACCGCGCAAACCTTCAAGCTGCGACATTGATGCATTAGCGGTTGATAATGACTGACGCTGTCTCAGCTTGGTATCAGACTCAGCATCCTGCCCGACACTCGACGAATTTGGGTTACTGACACCATGCCAACCGCGAGTAGGTTTACCGATGATCGAAACTGTATTTGGCATAGCGATTACAGCTCCTGCCTTTTCAGCAGTTGCCGTAACAACGATCGCGCCTTCTGGTGGGATAGTAATGGATACAGGCAGAATCCAAATGTTATTGCTGGTATCTGAAACATTGGCATTTGTGATACTTGTTCCAGCTACTCCAGTGATCACAACATCAACGGTTGAATACGTCGCAGGTGAAGGTTTAATGCCATTTAAAGCGACATTACGCGCTAATGCCTCCTTAGTTGCAGTTTTAGGTGACATGGTTGAGTATGCTTTAATGGCAGAAGAATTACAATCAGCAATGGCCTTAGCAATAACACCAATCCACTGCCCATCCTGCGAATCATTTTCGAGGTAAATATCTTCACCGTAGATTTTGCGATTTTCAGATTTTAAATATTCAACAATTTCAAAATAGGTTGGTGCGACTGGCCCTGCATCAGTCATTACGACTGCGACCGAGGAAATAGTCATGCTCGTAGCTCCTCTTCTAATAATTCTGTGTTTCCATAAATGGTATTCAGCACAATTGAAACAGTGAGCTTTCGTGTCTCTGGATCTAAGTTTCCTGTGAACTCTTCAATGCTCTGAACTCCGGGTGTTTCTAGAACTCTTTGTCGCAATGTAAGTTCATATAAATTGCCTGATCGCTTCCCCAGAATTGACTGATTCCATCCTGTACCATCCGATGTATCAGCAAACCATTCGCCGACCCAAAGCTTAAGGCGAGTTAAAACGGCTTGTGCTACAGCCTCAGGCGAATTAATTAGAAAGCTATTCACCCCGACCCCAAAGACGTAGTCACCATTTTCATCAAGTTTTCTATAGCGCATAAAAAAAGCCGCCTTTCAGCGACCCCTCATTTAACGTTAATTTATTTTGGCCCATCAGAGTCACTGCCTCCACGTTGAATCCCACTGTGTTTATGAGTCTTAAATTCAATGCCCTCGACAGAAGCCCCACCAGTAAGTGTGGACTTGCCAGTAACATCTAAGGTGGTTTGCATACTAGCTGCGCCTGATACATCTAATGTTTTTTGCATTTCAACAGGATGGTGAAAAACTGATTTAGTCCCAATAAAATGTATTTCACCTGCAGGTGTAATCTGAATTTTGCAGGTGTTGGCATCGTTCCGAATTTCTAAATCTGTAGTAGAAATATCGCTAATTTTTGTCGCCTGCGATTGCGGACGAAAAAATGCAAACCCATCTGACAGATCGTGCTTCCTTGTGTTAAATGGATTCTGCACACCACCCGACTGCCACCAAATATCGATATTGCGCGCAGCAAATGATACAAAGCACTCGTCGCCTACATTGATTGGATGGGTAATTGTGAAGCCACCAGCACAAGGAAACATGACTGGTACATCCATTAACTTTGGTATCTCGACAGTTTCAATATCACCATTTGGCATTCGTATAGGTATTTTAATAAGTGGGTATACATCTACAGTCACGGCGTCGGGATTGTAGCTTTCAACCTCACAAGGTAAAGATGTCCATAGATTCGCCAGCTCAGCCTGAATTGCATCTTTAATAATTTGAAGCATATCGGGGGAGCGTTCATTTAATGAAATTGTCATTTATCTGCCACCGCTGTAATTGATATTCCTGATTTTGGAACTGTTCCACCAACCGCAATACAAACCAGGTTTGTATACCAGTCATTACCACGATTATCACCACTATGTTCTGCAGAACACACGATGAACATGCCATTAATACCACTAGCTAATGTTGGGTTTTTAAAAGGCTGATCCACTCCTTCCTGCCCATAAGCAATATCATATGACTCGGTTTGCATATTGGTCATATCCACCTGTACCCGCCCTCCCCATTTAAGCTTAGGGTTGAGTAGGCAGGTTACATTTAGCCCATCAGTTGTTAATTGAGGCATGCCAACCACGCCTGTATTTGGCGTAAGAATATGCAAAGGTTCGATCGTGTATTTATCCACGATACGCATATGAATTTCTTCATCAGACAAGGTATAAGCAAGGTCATTGTCCTTGCTAAATTGCTTCATATTTGCATCTAAAGAGCCAAATAACACTTGCCCTCGAATGAACTTTTGATCAGACAAAGTGGGTGAATGTCCAAGTTGCAAACCCGCGCCCTCATACTCTTTTAATAGTATGTTCTTGGTTTCATCCACACTTTTACCAGCGGGAATGGCAATACCAATAGCTGTCTCGGTTTTAACAACTTTGCCAGATACCGCTAAAATACAAAGCCATGTATCTGTCTGATTATCCCGTCCACGCCTGTACTGAAAAACCTCTCCTTTAAATAAGATCTCAAACCCTGAATCTGCGTAACCAACCTCAAGTATGACCTTGCTACTTATTTTTTGACTGTCTGACCCGCACAACCGATCCATCGTTTCCTTAGACATATTGTAGATATAAATTTCAGCCGCCTTAGGTGCTTCAGTCGTGGGCTGGGAGATATGAAAATATATATGGAAGTCTGATAGATCTAATGCCTCAGGAGCATCTTTATTAATTTGGATTGTGAGCCGGCATAATCTTCCCCACTGTAGTGACATATCAATCTCTCCAAAATAATTGAATTTTCACACCTAGATCATTAAAGGATTGGCTTTCGTCAGCATTGCTATTCAGTACAAATAGGCCACCTTTGATTAAGTGCTGATGTTGGTCTAAAAGATTTACACCCTGAATCAATGGTATTGCAGCAAGTATCAATTGCCCCGAACTGTCTAAAATATCGAGGTACCATTCATCTAACCGATAAATTAGACGTAGCTTATAAATTGTTGAACCAAGGCGAACATTGAATTGCTGATTGGTGTTTATTAGTGGTATCTCATGCAAAGCCATATTAAAACCCCAATACATCACTGACAAAACTGCCAGCTTTACTAAGTTTGGACTCGTTCACTACTTTTGTTTGAACCGTTCCACCATTTTGAACGGAAGCAGTATCTGCAGGTGATGCCTGATTCTCTACAAGTACTGTGGTCTCAGAAGTCATAACCCGGATTACTTTCTTAAAAGTAATATCAATCATCAGGACATGCTCTGTCGTCTTATCGGTGGTGCATGAGAGGGACTTAATAAGCATGTTTGTATAGAGGCGCTTGCCTGTTGAAACAATCAAAGGTAGTTTAGTTTTTTGTAATGATTGTAATGACTCGTACACGGCAACAAGACTTGTCGCCCCGCCAAGTGAGGTATTACCTACATAGCCATTTAGCTTGCCAGCACTCTCAGACCAACCCACTTTCACTGCGAGCTCTGGTGTCTCCATGTAGGCATGATCAGAAATAGCTGCACCCGTTTCAGTTGGATGTTCAGTAATTTTTAATTCATCTTTATGCTTTTCTTCAATCGTCACATCCGCAAAAAGCCCCATGATTGTTCGCCCCTTTCCTGCAAGCAGTAAGGAACCAACAGACTCAGTTAGCAATGAGGATGTGACGGTATTAATTAATGAGCCAATTGCCATGTTTACTTTTCCTTAGGCGTAAAAAAACCGCCTTAGGCGGTTTCTTCTTCACATATATCATCGCTTGGCAGTAGCAAGGGGTTATGCCAACCAAGCTCCAATAAAACAATTTTATAATTGTTTACCCTCTTAAATTGCAATACCCAATCAGATGTTAAGTATTGTCCATGAGGAGTAGGATTCCATTTCGGATCACCAATATGAACATGCCAGAGATTATGTTTATCAGCTTTAGCTATCAATACGCTTCGATTTTCATAGTTTTCAGGAACCCGATTTGAAGGAGAAATTTTTCCCTTCCACCCCCTTAAACCATGCTCTTCGTAATGATCAATAAAATCATCAATCAAATCTAAAGTGGATTTTGGGTATGATTGACTATAATATTTATTAAATGTTTTCCCAAAAGCTACTTGATATTCTATTTTTGCTGATTCTTTCTCGCCCATTCTCTTCTTTGCTCACGGGTTAAACCTCGCGGCATTGTATATGATTCTTCTTGAGCTAATCTAGATAAATGATCAATATCAAAATATTGCACCGCACCTGTAGGCTGAGATGTCTGTAAAAAACGAACTGAAGTGCTAGATGCAACAAAACTCATTGCTCGATCCATTGTTCTCGCTCTTACAACTTTTGACATATGAAATACCATCCTTTCCGATAATCTATATCGTACGATATAATTATAGCAGTAATTATCACCTAATGCATAAGCTTGTTTGTATTTTGCACAGTGCGATTTTCCTTGGACGTAAAAAACGCCCGAAGGTGGTTTGCAGGCGAAACTTCATTTAATGAAATAAATCATTGTTTTTGCTAAAGTGGCTTATTTAAACAATAACTTATTTATAAATAAGGGGGAATTTATGAGTCGGGTATCTTGTCCTTATTGTGGAAGTGTCCAAGTCAAAGCCATGTCCAATCAACCTAAAAAATACCCAAGACCTGCTGATCCAATTGCCTTAGCTGATTGGCAAAGAGGATATGATTGTAAAAAGTGTGGAAATGATTTTGTGGTTACTCCACCGAAACCAAAGAAACCGCTTGGCTTCTTTGGCAAGTTATTTAAGTGGGCTTTTATTCTACTAATTGCCCTTATGGCTCTCGCTTACTTCATAGGTGATGATAAGCCAGCCAAGAAAGATACACCTAAAGAGCAATCCTCCCAGCATGAACCCACTATCTCTTCCGCAGAAGACCCTCTAGATCAAGAGTTTTCCAAAGAAGCCGAAGAAGCTGCTCACGCCTACATTCCACTAGAAACAAAGAAAAGTATTGCTGACAGTCAAGATCAAAATGATACTTTGAGCATTAAAACCACTATTCGAGAATCTGAATAATGAAAAAATTACTCCTTCTAGCAATCGCATCAACTTTCAGTGTTGGGGCTTGGGCGAGTTGCGACAATGTACCAGCCCATAGTGCCGAGGCGTGCTATGACAAAGAAGTTACCACTCTTAAAAAGCAGCTAAATCAAGTGTATGCACGCCTTTATAGGCAGACTAATGCTAAAAATGAATTAGATAATGCTCAAAAATCTTGGCTCACCTATAAAGAAAAGCAATGTGGTGACTTTACCTTGGCAGAGGCAGGTTCAAGCAGCGGGCAAGCAATATTTGACCTGTCTTGCCAATCCAACCTACTAAAAAGTCGAATAAATTACTTAAAATCAATAACCCTAAATTAACCTGAAAGCGGACTCATAGCATTCCTCGCCATAAACGCCAGCTGATTTTCTTGCTGGCGTTTTACTGCATTGGCCGATTCAATTGGCTCTCGCGCACCATTAATTGTCATATCAGTGGTAAAGCTTTGATGGATAGTTAAATTTGAGGCTGTCATATTAGAGGAATTACTCACTTGAGATTTATGCGGGTTGCCATTTGGCACTTCGGCATTTTGTGCAAATTTCGCCAAGTCTTTTGGATTCTTGGGGGTTGATGGTGTAACTGGCTGATTTATCTTACTGCTTGGTGTGGTGATGTAAAAAGCACCCGGCTTTTTCCAAGCGTCAGCCGATGGCGTCCCATGCACATGAATTGCATTTCCAGATCCATAGATTTGGCCGGATGCCTCTGCTTGCTTTTCTACCTCACGCACCCATTTTTTTGTGTTCTTGCTGGCTTTCTGTAAAAAGTTCGGGTTCGCATAAGATATGTTGCTGCCAACACTTGAGGCCTTACCATTTGCTCGCTCTTCAAGATACTTTCGAACAAACTGCTCCATCTTCTTAGTAACGCGCTTCATGGGAACCTTATCAACACTCCCATATGCAGTTTTCTGCGAGCTATTAATGTCTGAGAATGCATAAGGCTGATTAATCACATCCTTTATCGACCCACCAAATTTCCCAGATGCTGTGCGGTTCAAAATTGTATCAATAACACCTGCTGCTTGGTTTTCAAAGTTCTTACCTTTGAGGGAAGGAACTACTTCTGTTGAAGCTACTTTCATGATTCGCACAATATCAGCTTCCGAAAGTTCAAGTTTCTTCCCAGTTTTAGTTACCGTTCCCTTAACTTCACCTTGCACAGCCTTTGCAGTACCTACAGCAATGTCTACAGCTTTTTTGGTAGTCTCTTTAACACTATCAATTATGTTTTTGCTGACCTCGTTAATTTTGGCCACAGTTTCATTTGCTGGTTCTTTGGTTGGTTTGGTTATGTTATCAACGGCATTTTTAGCAACATCCTTGGCAGTTTCAACTACATCTTGCACGGCGGCAATCGGATCAGAGACAATCTTCTGAACAAAATTAACCACCTTATCCTTAACTTTTTCCAACATGGCTAAAAAATCTTTGATCTTCGCGATGATCTTATCAATACCGTTCGTCCACTTGGACCAGTCAATTAAAGACTTTCCACCTTCCTTCCATGTCTTGTAGTCATCGTATAGCAAATACAGAGCAGATGCTAAGGCAAGGATGATACCGATCGGCGATGCAAGGAAAGCTAATCTGAACAACTTAAGCAGACCAATAAAGCCTTTCAACATTGGGATAAACTTAAAAATCATTCCAAATGTTTTAATAAAAGCACCAAGTACAAGGGCTGCCATACCAAAACGAAGAGCGATTCCTAAACCTTCTTTAATCTGCGGATTCAACTGGCTGAATGCAGATACACCCGCCATAATTAAAGTGTTTAGTAACTTTAAAATGGGAATTAAAGCTTTACCCGCCTGCATCACAATGACCTGAAAACCTGTCTTAGTCATCATGGTTAGATCACGATACTCCGACATGAATTCGTTGCCTGATTTGGCAAGATCATCATTCATTCCGAGTTCTTTTTGTATCTTCTGGTATTTATCCATGTTAGATACAAACTTACCATCGCGCATGGCCAGTAAAGTATTTTGATCAATACCTAAAGAACTTGCATAGGCATTCGCTTGGTGAGCGGGCATTTTAGATAAAACACCACTTAGATCTTTCATCACCTCAACACGGTCGCGCATTGCACCGTTGGCATCTTTGGTTTGTACACCAAGGCTATTGATCATCCCTTCATAGCCTGGGGAATTACGCATTTTCTCGGCAAGAGATTCTAGAGAACCTACCGCACCCTCAGCACTACCGCCAAGCTGAGCAATCGCATTGCCATATGCATTGATGTTGGTGACACTGGCACCAATACGCTGTGATGAGAAGTAAAGCTTATCTAGTTCACTTGCCGTTTGACGTACAGCAATAATGGCACCAGTGGCCAATGCCATTAATGCCCCTTTTAGCAAATTAGCCTTATTCTCTACACCGCCCATGGCATCTTGCATTTGCTTTAAGCCTGAATTGTCAGTCTTAAAACCTAATGCGACCATGAAGTCACGAATCACACCTGCTTGTGCCATGGGAATACCTTTATTTTATAACTTCAATTAGTTTTGCTACTGCAGTAATAATAGGAGCTGCCTGCCAGATTAATATGCCGAAGATAAAAACTAGACCGATCACATACGTCCAAGTTCTTAGAGTTTTACTTTCAGACAATTTATTCATCACTTTATCAACCTGTATATTTAGGTTAAAATTCATTTACGGTTTGCGTCCTTCTGATCAAGGTTGTGAACACAAAAGACCTCGATGCTCGAACATCGGGGTTTTTGCTTTTCTGGGCTTATTGAAACGCATCCAATCCATTAAAATTATTGGAAATGTTTCCTAAAACTCCAGACATAAAAAAGCCGAGATTAATTCTCGGCTATTCGGTTCATTGATTTCATTATTCACTATTGCAGTAGTCTTTAATTCATTTGAAATTGTAAAAAGCACTTAATACAAGATCACACCCCTTTGCTTTCTCGCTCCCGCGCTTCTTCGATTAAGAACTCATTGTCTGCAACTACATCAAGAGCATCATTCATCAAAGCAATATCAGCTAGATCGAGAGTTCCATCGATTAGGGACTCGTATTTGCACATACCCTTAATGACTGGCCGTAAAAGCCAGTCTTCATGATTTGGCAAACACTTAAAATTTATTCGACCTTCTTCATGCTCGATGCCTTCATAAGAAGATCTTGAATAAAATTTCCCAAGTTCTTACGAATGACGGCAACAACCAATGGAAGAATCTGCATCATGTCTAAATCATCAAACATAATTGATTCACCACGGCACAGTACTGCACCATCACGAATGACCACAGCTAAGCACTTATGGATCACAAGATTGGTATCTCCCTCCGACATCCCTGCAATAACCTCCATAAGTGGAGACAATGCACTAGAAAGGCCATCAAGCTCTTTTAAATCGATATTCTCCAACTCGACATCATCACCCGACTCCATAGACTCAATCACTTTTGAGAGTCCACCCTTTGCAACTTCACTAATGATTGGAATTAGGCTTGGGATGATTGGGGCAATCTTTCGGGATACGTGAAGTTGATCGAGCGCATTTAAGCGCCCGATCGTGTAGTTTTTACCGCTAATTGTTATCTGCATTTCAATTACTCATATTTGCCAAGTTTCATATCAACTTTGATTGAGTCGAATACCCATTCCACGGTTGAGCCAACTTTTGCATTTGTATAATCAGGAACTTTTTTAAATGCACATTTAGACGCGGTGTGGTTATCACCAGAACCTGTATGGTTGAGTGTGATAGTGTTTTTGCCCCACTTCCGTGTTGATGATTTTTGAGCATTGTAGATATTCATCAACTTGGCATTGGTTGGTGAAGTCTTTAAAAAACGGATAGTGATGGTGCCAGAGTTATCCGCATGAAGGGAATGCATACCCTCACCATCTGCACCAATGGTCATGGTATTTTTATCACCAGCCATGGCAAAGGTAATGCCTTCCTCAGCAATTGCTGCGCCATAACCCAAATCAATTACCCCATCATCGCTTGTTAAAGAGCACTGGGTATCCATAAAAGAATAAGCTGTCATAAAAACTCCTTAGCGATTAACTGAAACGATCACATCTGCAAAGTGAGTGGCACCCGCTAACTTGATCGCAATTTGAAATACGGGCGCTTTGCGTGCTTCACGTTCTGATTGAGCCTGATCATCAAGACTATTGGCATAGACATAGAATGCTTTTGGCAGATAATCACCCGTTTCTAGTGCACCAAAGCTATCACCGTTCCACTGACCTTCACCAAGCAAACCATTGGTTACACCTTGCTCACAAGCACGCTCGAGCACACCACATTGGCGATTTACCCCTGCAGGTGTTTGAGGGATCTTTGTGGTTGATGTGTAGTACAAATTCCAAAGTGCGGTTTCTAGATGGTTCTGGAGCCAATCAAGCCCATGACCTTCATCAAAGAACGAACCATCACACATCACGCCTTCTTGTAGGATCGCGGTGTCATTGTCATAGCCTGCAAACACGTTGCAATGCTTAGCAGCCAGTGCTTTGGCTTCACGGGTTTTAAGATCTTCAGCAGCAATACCTGGCAACTGCTTAAACTTAAGCGTGATGGTTGTATTCGTACCCATGAAGTTGACACTAAACGCACGACCAAACACCGAAGCAGCTGCATGAGGATTACTACTAGAAAAAATAGTAAATGTTCGGCTGTAGTTCTTGTTCTTCAGCTTATAAGCGATATCCGTGACACTCGTAGCCAATAACGCATTTTCATCCTGAGTGGTTTGACCAAAGCGTCGTACTGGTGATGCTGCCTCAATGAGAGAGGCAACGGAATCTGCTTCTGCATCGGTAAGATCATTAGCAAACACCAACCCATACCATTTAAGTGATTCTAAGCACTCTGCAACTACTTCTTCTGCTGTTTCAGGATCAGCTCCAGCTTTATTCCAAAAGCCGATATATAGCGTCCGTGGCTTTGGAGCCTGACCGAAATACGCTTTAGCTGATGCATACTCTGGATCATCCACGCCATAGTCTTCAGCTACTTCTTTAATGCTTGAGTATTCACGCATCCGCTCAATGGTATCAATGACACCTGTTGTACTGCCAAGAATCAGTAATGAGCCGAATGAGCGTGGCCCAGCCGCCAATGCTGCCAAACTAATGCTGACATTGACGACGTTTGAAATAGGTAAGGTCATTTCGACTCCTAAATTTTAATTTCAAAGCTGTTGAATTTTTTGATCGCATACGTCCTCATAGTCTTGCGTCTAAAAGATGCGACTAAGTCATAGCGATGAACGTACTGCTGATTAAGAAAATCGGGCGCAGTGACGATTTCACTGCACCCGATATATTTGATTTTTTTCTGTCGTAATTGAGCGATGTTTTGCGGAATAGTCAGACCATCTTTGAAGATATTGGCAATTGATTGCCCATGGTTGCCATAGAAAGAAAGCGTAAGCTCGATGCCCTCATGACGTACTGAATCCATATCCTCAGCATTCTGATGGAAGTAAGGACCATCATTAGCGCGAATAGTCTTCACTCCAAAGGCACACCAGTTTTCACCAATTGCGGGCATAGGTGGTGGATCTTGTTGCCAACGTGGACGCACCAAATCACCTTGCAGGGATGTGACACCTACAATGAGACCTTGAAATACATCTTCTAACTCTTGGTCATACTCGACTACTCCGACTGGTGGTATGTATCCATCCACTGTCGAGTCGGTCATATTCACCCCAAAGGTTTGAGTTCGCAGATCGCTTTATTGAAGCCAATTCCATAATGCAAATTATCAAGCACCTGCACCACATAGTAAGTTTTACCTTTCCATGTAATTTCATCTGCTTGGTTGTTTGCATCGCCTGCGGTTAATTCTGTCCGGGTATGGATATTGATAGCCCCTTTGATCAAGGTACCGTCTTCACGGCGATCCATGTTCTGACCATTATTTGTCGTAACCACTCCGCTAAATTGGAAGCTTTGCTCGGATTTGTTTGATCGCCCGTTGTTGCCAACAGCTACAGCTAGACGCTTACACACTAGATCCATCGTCATAAAATCAGGATCGAGCAGAACGTCTGATACATCTAAATCAGCCATGTTGTATCTCCTCGCCATTTTTCAAAACAACGTAGGTATGTGAGTTTCTGTACTGAGCGGTATCTACCAAAGGTTTTTCAGATTTTCGTTTCCTGATCTTTCGAGCTTTAATCGTTGCTGGAGCAAGTGCCTCAAAATCCCCGCTGTTAATGACCGCCTTAACACTCATAACGGCTTTCATCCCTGCAGCACCCAGATTTAAATACATACGCTTTGTATTCCCCTGAAGCGCAGCATCAACAGCTTTGGTTAGCCGATCTGCAACATCGTCTTGCACTTCCTCTACACCACGAGCCAAATGAGGCCGTGGCGGTAGATTCATTGCAGGCGATCCAGTTTCTAGAATGTATCCAATCTGGGCATTGGTTAAAGCGTCACTATCCGTTCTTGCTTCACCATGAGGAACGCCCACCAACACATCAACATTTGAAAGCTCAGCAACAGCGTTCAGAATATCGAGTAAACCCTCTCCTGATGCGGTAACTGTCATAGCTGAACCCCTCCCGCACCCACCATCAAAGCCAGTTGATAAAACTGGACTCCGAATGTTGTTTGGTTCCAATGCCCAGCATCGGCAATTAAGACACCTGATACATCCATTGACTTGGAAACGCTATCAACGGATTTAGAAGTCTCATTCCCTACAACTTTGCCAACATCCCCACCAACGCTAGATAAAGCCATTGAGCGTTTAAATAGGGTTAAGTAGTGAGCAATGAAAAGTGTTAGACCATAATCCAAAAGGCTTTCAGGATCATTAGAATCACCCCAGCGTGATTCAGGCAGTAACTTTTTTCCCATATTTAAATAGAAGTTGAATTGCGCCGTCGGGTACAGATCAGTATCTGCAAACATTGGCATTGATTCACGAAAGGATGATTCATCTAGCATGATTACTTAGCCTTTTTGTCTTCAGCTTTTGGATCTGCATCTTTGCTGTTGTCAGCAGAGGAGGCATCAGCAATTTTCTGCTTTAGCTCAGCGATTTCTTTTGCATCAGCCTTAGCCTGCTTTTCCAGATCCGCGATTTTCTTGGTCGCTGCATCAGATTGCGTTTGAAGAGCATCAAATTCTTCTTTTAGCTTGTCATAAGCTTCCTGAAGCTCGTGATTTACCACTACGTCCTGGGTGATCTCTTGCGAGTGATGCTTCACAAACCAATGCTCTGCTACCCCTTGATCTACTTCCTGTAGACCTTGAGGTAGGTTCAAGTTGATTTGCTGACCATCTTTATCCTTGCCCATATTCACTACTAAGGGTTTGGACAGTAAAATTTGAACCTTGCTCATTTAGTTCTCCCTATAGGCCATCTGCATAGTAGGCAGTTTCTGGATATACCCATTCCACCGCACCGATACGACCGAAATAAGTCGTCAATTGACGCAAGTCACGATATTCCAACGGCGTACGTTGTAGCGGTACCAGAGGCATACGAACGCGTGATTCAGCTTGTGTATAAGTCATCATGCGGTCTTTACCTGCAGCACCACGACCAACACACCATTTAGAAGGCTGGATATCGAGTGGCTTACCATTAACCGACATTGCCAGACAGTTGATCTTCAGGAATTCAAGGATCGAGATATTGCCTGCTTCTGACACAATGCGAGTGGTTAATAAACCAAACTGCTGAGGCGGCAATAACAACTTGTCAGGACATACAGCAAAGCCTGAAGCTACCCATGCATTATTAAGAATCAGGTTTACATCGCTCAGAATTTCCTGCGGTGTGGATGTTGCCCAAGTTTTGGTCACGTTGGTTGCACCCACCTTGCTTGAGTTCAACAGGCCTTCTACACCGATCATGCCGTCACCGATATAGACTTGTTCATCTACATCCATCTGGTATTTCATTTGCAGACCTGCGAACTTCTGAGCATCGATCGGACGCCCTACCTGTTTCGCAGATTCCAGTTCAGGAATTGTGAACCCGACCTGCATTGCCCATAGAGTCAATGGCAATGCTGTCTTGCCGATATCTAGAGCGATACCTTGGATAGCATCAGCATTCTTGCCTACCCACGATTTGCCATTTGGTGAAGCACCACCTGCAGCAGCAAAAGTAGAGTTGGTGAAAGATGATGTTTCATCAGCGATTGAAACGTCAGAGCGCAGGTCAATATCACGTGACCAGGTATAACTTGCTAATGGCTCATTCAGTCGTGGATCTAAGCGTTCAAGCTCACCAACCAGGAAAGCACCCGTGCTATCAATTGTGCGCGCATCAAAGGTTTGGAAGTTGTCGCGGGTTTGTGCACGTACAGGAGCGGCTGCCATAGCCAAAGCCTGAGTCATTGACGTCGCTAGAAGTAATTTCTTCATGTTTATTTTCCCCAGGCATAAAAAAGACGCCTATAGCGCCGTCCTTCATGCCTTTTAAATTTTTAGATGTTGTATGCGATTTCTACGTTGCCAGATGCATCAGCATCATGCATGAAGCGTGCTTTCACAGCGATGGTGTTCGCGCCATCCGCTACTGCTTCAATGCCGCCAATTGGCTTACCAGTTGCAGCGGCACCAATGCGCACATAGACGGCGCCACCTTTCTTCGCTGTACCAGCATTGCATTTCACTGTCATGTAACCACGTACCAGCACATCAGTAATGCCTTTTGGTGGTACTGCTTGCCCTAGATCATTAGTGGCGGAAGTTGTTGGATATGAGCGCACAATCAGGCCATAAACCGTATCAGCTGTGTCAGAAGATCCTAGTGCAGCCAGGTTACCTGTGGCATCCATTTTGGCAAATACACCAAAAGCAGCCACTGGCGTCGGCATATTGTGTGATTCGATTGTTGAATGTGATTTACGAGACACATCACCCGGGATGCCAGAAGGCATACGATATGTATAAGCAGCCATGTTTTATTTTCCTTTGTTCCAAAAATCGCGGTTACGCTGATTGATCTGATCAATCGTTGGGGCTGCACGGCCGAAATCACGTGTCGTGATACCTGAACGTACGCCTTTCAAATTGTTTTGCTGTTTGATCAGCTCAGATGCACCAATGAATGCAGCATCCAGTGTTTGAATTGGTAGAGTATCAACATTGGCATTGGCACCAATAAACGGCGCTACAGCCTGCTGACCATCGGTAGTCTGCATTGCAGCTTTTAGCGCCTGACGTTTGGCAAGTACAACAGCTTTACCATTGTTCGCACTGTCAATTGTCGGCGGCAACTTAATACCAGGTGACAGGATCTCAGCACGAACCATTACTTCTTTAAGTGAGTCGCCGGTATGGGTTACACCTTCATCCGCTTTACCTGCAGGCTCAGGCTTTAAGATGTCGTCCTTAGTTGGTTCAGGGTCATTACCTTCACCTTTCTTTGCTGGATCATCATCATCCTTTGTAGGATCAGGATCGTCAGAATCTTCCACTTTAGCCTTAAGCTCTTGAATATCAGAATCCATTGTCTTCAACTGCTTTAGAATCTGTTTCAAAGTGTCGCCAGTTTTACCATCTGGCTCATCATCTGGATCATTGTCATCAGTCTTAATATCCAGATCTTCATCTTCAACTGCTTTAGCCAGTTTTTCAGCTTCTTCAGCATCCTTGGTTTTCACCAGATTACGAATGCGATCAGCAAAGCTAATCTTTTTCTTTTTTGTCTTATCAGACATAAAACTATCTCCTATCGAGCAGCGGGAACCGCAACGCCCTTTATCTACTAATGCAATATGGTTCACCACAATATTGCTCTGTAACCCTTTACCCGGACTGACTTCGATATAATCAGCGTCATACCCAAGCGATATCTCTACTTTTCCTTCAAGGACGGCGTCAATCGCATCCTTATCTGTAACCAGTAGATCTCCAATTAAAAGATCTGAATCAATACCCTCGCCACGGCGAATATTGTGTCCAGATCCTTTAGAGAGCTCTTTCCAATTTTTAGGGCCCACCCAATCTTCCGGGTGATCATCTGTAATTGGTTTACCTTCAGCACTCGCAATAGTTTTTGGATCAAATAGAACATCCTCACCACGCTGAATCAGAATCAGGCCAGTGTTATCAGCTGTTACTGGTACTTCGCCGTCGCCATACATTAAAGTGCCAATACGTGCCAATGGAACATCACGACAAAGCAGATAACCTTCCGGCGTGGTTTCTCGTGTACGCCCGATCTGACCCGTCGTATAGATATTGGAGCGGTCTTTCGTAGCAGACGGCGCTGGCTTTTTCGGTTTCTTCTTAAACATAGTTCACCTAAATTCAGGCAATAAAAAACCACCTAAAATGGTGGTCTATTTGTTTTCCTAATTTACTCTTCCCGAACTTCAGAAAGCCCATTTAAAGCTAATGCAGCCTGCCAATTCTCTTGAGCATCACCATCAAGCATCAGGCGCTCATACAGAAACTCAAGTGATGGATGCAGCTCTTCAGGTACTACCTGTTGTCGTAATTCATCATCATTGAAAACTGCATAATCTTCTGGCTTCCACCAAGAATGACAGCCCCAATAGATGCCGTCTTCACCTTGTAGTTTTACAGACAAGTTATTGGGACCGCATCCGTAGAGTTCAGCGATTTGATTAAGCGCGTCTTTGTGGGTGTCGGGGATGATGTTTACGACTGATAAGTTGAATTTCATACACCAGCCCTCTTGTTGAATTCAGCCGCAATAGCTGAGGTTTCGCTAGGAGTTAAAGCCCTGTTAATCACAATCAGTCCACAATGGTCTTTGTTATCCTCGTAGGTCGCAGGGATTGTTTGATTTGTCAGAATTTGAGTTCCGACATTCGGTACAGAACGAATCACTGTGCAACCTGTTAATTGTGCTGACAGGGTGGTGATGAGCTTGTCGTCTATACCATCGTATTCAATGAAAGTGTTTGTTTTATATCCAAGCACCTCTTTAACAGAAATGCTATCTACCGTTGCTGTAGTATCTCCAATAGCTGTAATTTGAATGGTAGGTACTTTACCGCTTGCTACTGCAACAACTGTGTAAGTTCCCACCTTATTAAAATTAGCGAAATTTACATTACCTGTACCGATAGATATTGCCGGTCTTATAGCCCCACCAGATATGGATGAAATAGTGAATGTTAGTTGATAAGTTTTCCCTAGTGTAATTACGTCAGCTGTATTTACATTATTACCTGTTGGTGCAGCATTAAAATGAGCAAACCCACCAGAAACACTTGTAGTTCCTGTTGAAGATACGTTCCAATAAGATGGGTCATTAAACTCAGGGTCTACTATAACTTCAGTTCCAAGAATCGGAATACTTCGTAAAATAGGACGTGATGCAGATGTAGTTTGGCTTGCATGATTACCGCGACCAGACTTATCCCGAATCAACCCCAAAGGCTGCCCCACACCAGTAACAGAAACAGTCCCCGCAGCATCCTGAAACATCGTACTTAGATCGTTTGGATCGTACCAAAAACCCTGCTCGCCATTCGCAAAGAGCTTTAAAATCTCCAAATTAAAAGACGGTTTCTTCCCACCAATCACTGTGGCTCCAGGCGCTTCAAACACACCCCTTCCAATTCCAACTTTTACATTAACAATATCAGATAGAGAGAGCACTATTTCACCACCTTTCGTTAGTTAGAAGTTAAAACCACAACGGTCACAGGACTTAAATCACTAGCCCATGCCCACAGGGTTACCCCTTCAGGAAAGCTAACTTTATTATCAAGCAAATGAACATCCTTTGAAGGCATGCTGGTACCTTGGGCAAAGTAAAAGTCACGATTACCCATCCCTTGAGCCGCTCCACCTTTCGAGCCATCTGTAATTTTTTGTGGCGTGCCATTCAGCACAAATTTATTCATCGCCATGTTTATCTCACTAATTTCAGGTATTAAAAAACCACTCAATCGAGTGGTATTACAGGATCCGGATAGCAACGACAGTTAGGCAAGCATCCAGCATGTCCAGTCATCTTATCCAATGTTGGCGGCTTGTTCCAATACACAAATTTGCCGTTCATTTCTTTATGACTTGGTCTAACATCAATATCACCAGATGTTCGCCAGGTATAACCTTCAGATCCAAGATTCTCAGCACGTGATTGAATAAATACCGATGCAGCCCGGCTAATCTCAGTCCTTGCAATAGTATTAGCCCGACCAAGAGAAACCTGACCACTCGCCATGATTAAGCCAGTAATCTCCCTAGCCCGCCCACCCTCAATCAACATTCTGGTTGAAAGGTCGTGTACCCGTTGAGCTGCATCCAATGGCAGAGACTTAATCAATCTCACCTGGTCAGATAACAATTGCTGGTAAACGTCGCCAACATCACTATTCCTGATCTGCTCACGTACGACGTAGGACAGGTCTTTAGCGTAGATCAACCATGTCTTTTCATCACGCAAGGCAATGTCAGTCATGATCCGTCCAGCAGTGTTATTGGCCCAATGATGCAACGTGTCTGCATACTTATTCAGGGAGCTAATAATCATCGGATGTGTGTTTGGGTCATGAACATCAAACCCTTTCACAATTGTATCGATATAGCCTGAAATCTTACGCAGCTGACGGCTGTACTCGATCTCCATCCGCCGCATCCGTTTCGGATCGAAGTGATTCATCATCATTCTCACTGTCTGGTGGAGGTGGGTCATTATCAGCGTCTTCGATATCGTCATCCGTAATCGTTGAGAAGATACCAGTAGAGCTACTGGCCTGACGTAATTCCTTAAGTGCCGTATGACGACTAATCACACCTTGTTCTTCAGCCTTCAAAATGGCATTGGTTGTCTTCTCTGCCACATTTGATTTCTGCTCTTCACTCATCTGCCACAGGCTGGTGAAATCAAACTTAAATGAATCAGGTAAAGGTTTACCAAGTACCGACAGTGACATTATCTCCAAGAGCCTATGCAACGGCGTACGCAGACGGCGTTCTTGCTGCTGATTGATGTTGTCGTAGTAATTGGATAAGTCAGACTCACCAGTTGAATTTAAACCTGCCGGCGACTGTCCAAATAAACGCACCAATGGAATCTGGGTGGCACCAGAGATCTGCTGACCAAACTGAAGCAAAAGTGTGTCAAGGCCAGAAAAGGTGTAAGAGTGTGTTGCAAAGTCATCTTCTGCATCCATCAAGGTCAAACCTTCATTGGACTGCCATTCCCGAATATGATTGATCTGTTTAACCAAGCCCTCAAAAGCACGCCCACCAGTGGCGATAATGTCGCGCAGGCCTTTCACTTTATATGTCCGCAAATGTGCTTTATAGACCAGCTGGCCCGCACCCATGGTGGCACTATCAAAAACAGTTAAACGATCCTCTAGACGCTCAATCACTGACTGCCCCCAAAGGTTTTCAGTCATCGCCTGCCAGTAAGGAAGGTTTACGCCATCGATACGGATGACGCGCGAGTAATGGATGCGCTGACCACACAGGCCGGCTGCATCCTGGAATACGTCATAGTATTTAGGCTTGCCATAGTCTGGGCCATATTCAGTGACTAGATCTTCAAGTGTAGGCTGAACCATCCAGCGGTCTAAAACCATCAAGCCTTTAAACTGGTCCTTACCAATAGTTTTAACATTCAACGGCGTTGAAACGTTTTGGCCATCAATCAGCATGACAGCGAGCGCACCACCGTAGAGACGCCCCCACTTAATGGTATCGCTGAGCTTGTCCCAGATCTGCAACGCATCTAAAGCATCATTAATTACTTCACCATGCTGCGGATCATCGAAGCCTTGTAAGGTTACTCCCTCTCGGGTCATATCCTCGGCGACCACATCAACCACTTGGCCAACAACCCAACTTGAACGGTACATTGCTTCAAGCTTTAGACGGTTACGACTAGTGAGGTTAAAGCCATAACTGGACTGATCGTTTTGGCTGCCGGCACCTAAGCCAACACGAGCCGCAAAGTTCTGAAAACTATCGGCTGTAAATTTAAATATTCCCATAATTTTCTCTTAAAGGCGCGACCAAACTCCAGTTCCACCGCGAGCCATAATGTAGCCATCTAATGAATATCTCAGTGCATCTATGCCGTGGTTCCACTTATCAACAATGATTGGTAGAACTTCATCAGTAAGCCTGTCTTTTTTGTAGGAGTAGCTTCTAAACTCTTCCAGGGTTTTCTTACACCGCGTATGAATCACAACAGTCTCAAAACCTTTAATATGTGCAATGCCATCTTCAACAGATCCAGGCCACTTTTCGGCAGCTTCAATATTGAAACCCTGACGCCGTAGATAGCTAATTGTTTCCGGTCGAGAGCAGTCACCTTTGATTGGCCAGTCCCTTGCACCTGGCACTGAATCATAGAACTGAGCCATTTCATCCAGATCAACACCGACACCAAATGCCTCATACTCAATGTAGAGTGTGTTCTCAAGAATGAATGATCTTATTAATGTGTTCGGATCGTTAGCAAAACCAAAGTCAGCACCAAAGAATAAGCGGTCTGCTGTTTTCCATAACTCATCATCAAAGGCTTCAACCTTGTATTTATTTCTAAAGATTTGTGCCTCTGAAAGCTCAAGATAATCACCTTCCCAGATCCAGCGATAAGTCGCATCATCCAGATTCTTTTGATCCTGACGGCGTTCAATCTCCAAGACTTCAGGGAACCATGGATTATCGCTGTAGTTCATCTCTACACCAACACCAATCAATTCACCTGTTAGATCATCAAAGATTTCTTCATGTCTAAAACGCTGACTGGTAGCGCTATCTCTACGCTCAGGGTTCCAAGTAATCCAAACTTCTGAACCATCCTCACGGACTGTAGGAAGCAATTTTCGCCATGCCATCTCACTGACTGTTTCAGCCTCATCCACCCAGCACAGCAAAATACGTGCTTTGGATTTAATACTGTCCAGATTATGTCTAAGACCAGCAAAACCATAACTCACACGGCGGTTCTTGGTGCGGATGTAATTTTCACCCATCTCATAATATTGATTTAAAAAAGGCACAGAGCGGATGGCCTGCTTAATCTCCTCCATCGAGGAATCAGACAGTGAGTTCATATACTCACGTGCACCAAGAATAAGACCGCTTACCCCCGCTTCAGCATACATATAGCCCTTGATCGCTGTCATTAACGCGAACGATCTCGTTTTAGCTGAACCACGACCACCCCATGATGATCTGTAACGAATATTAGGCGTACTGAATAATGGTATTAATTTTGGCGGTAATTCAATCTGTACCTTTGACATCAGGAGCCACCAATTCAATTGTTGTTGGCATATTTATCGACTTGCCTTTCGTAGTGTGATCAACCTCTTGCTTATTGGTGTACTTGCCACCCATTTCTTCTGCAGCCTGCTTGAGAATTTTTAAAGCCATCACAGGGCTCTTGGCTTTATTGATTAGTCGCTGGTACGCCTCTAAGCGAACGGTTTGGTTAGCAATAGGAATGTTTTTAGGTTTGTCCAAGTACTCTTCTCGAGTTTCCTCAAATTCTTTCTTCAAGCTGGTACTTAGGTCTTTTCCAGTCCGCTTGGTTGGGTCATATGCTTCACACTGCTGTCGAGTAACATCAATTCCAAATTCTTCTTTGACAAGAACTACTGTTTCTTGAGGGGTATTAAACTGCGCAAGTGAACGCACTATATACGTTTGCACCTCTTTTCTAAGTCTGGCCATAAATCTCAATCCGTCCAAGTACGTCCAAGAAGACGGTCAAAAAAATGAGCCTTTCAGCTCTAACCAATCACACAATTCCCACAACACGCAGATACATTAAAATCAGATACAAATGGCGCATTCTTTGTGATTTCGACTAATCGCTTAACACTATCGCTTGCACCCCAACGTTTGACCACGCCATAGAACTCTTCAACGTCATGGCCTGCCAAGTAATGCTTTGGTAAGCCAGTATTGTCGCTGTACATGATTTCATCATCTTGATCACGTTCTACGCCTATGTGGTAGAGCTCATGTTCTATCAAGGCACAAAAATCATGATCAGAAGCTTGCTCACAAAAGCTTGCATCAATGGTTATGAGATAAACAGGGACACAACCAAACCAGTCACGCATCTGCTGTTCTTGCCGGGCTTTCTTCCATCCGCCCTGGTTAAACATCACTTTTTCACATTGGCCCAATACCATGCGCTTTTTTGACTGGCATGCAGATGATGCCCATGCAAATGCTAAAAAGGTTTCATCATCGTGTAGTAGCTCAGAGATATGGTCATGATCTGGATTGTGGAGCTGACCACCAATGGTTAGATAGTTTTTAATCACCCATTCTTTTAATTCCACGGCGGGCGCAAGGCGAATTGCTTCTTCTTCCTCAGCCTGATCAATGAGATCCGTCGGTGGGAATGGTCTGATCTGTTCCATCTTCTAATCTCTCTAACTGCGACTTGATCCACCGAATCACACTACCCGACTCAATTGCATGTGGCTCAAAACGCTGAATCCTGTAACCCATATCTTCAGCCAGATCATACTTATTAAATGCGTTTGCTATCTTTCTTCCACCACGCCCGACAGCCCAAGGACTACCCGCTATTTCAATGAGAAGCCGCAACTTCACAATATAAAAATCAAATCGCCAATTTTTAGTGGATTCAAATTGAAATTTGCGCTCAGAGCCAATCAGGTGTTCTTCTAATTCTTGGAATAGGGCTTCTTCAGCTTCTAGGTATTTTTCTTTTGCCTTTGGTAAAGGTTTAGAACGTGGTTTGGTTTTAGTTGGGCGCTTTTTGGTTTTCTGGAAGTAGTCGTCTGCGTTCATATATTGCGCCCATTAAAAAACCACCCGAAGGTGGTTTAGTTTAAAACAACATCGACATTTGCCCAAACTCATAAATAATTAATGTAAGGACAAAGGCCGAAACCGAGATTATAAGCACATCTTGTGAAGCCATACTTTTCTCCCTTTATTGTTCTTTTTTTATACTCTCACAATTAAAAAAATTATCAACACTAAAAGAATACATTTCTCACAATTTACAGTGATAGATATGTAAGAAATTATACAAAGACGATGTATTAGTTAATTATTGCATAGGGTTGTTCTTAGATTCTTAACCCGCTCTTTCAACTTAATCATAATGCCATCTATTGCCAGCATCTCATCCCGAGTCAAACCCGAACGGCTTAAGTTTTGGTACTTAGACAGCTCAGCACTGCAAAATTCTAAGTCTTTTTTCGCTTGTACTTTATCTGTCATAAGAACCCCAAATAAGAAAAGAAAAACCCCGCCAATAATGCATATTGAGCGGGGTTTTATGTGCCGTAATCCGTTCGGCAATTTTTTAGTCAAAAAAAACCCACATCATTGGGGTCGATGTGGGCGAAACTTGAAATCCAAAATGTGGAGATTTTGAATAATCGGTAAGATAATATGTATTATATTTGAGATCTAACTCGTTTTAAAAATAAACTATTAATTACTAAGTGGTTTTAACGATTAAATTGAATTAAGTCACTTTATTTCTTTCATGCAATCACGGCACACTTTAATTTCTTCATCGTCAACCGTGTAATCGATCTCAGTCGCACCATGCAGGCCGAATAAGCACATCAGTAATCTAAGCATGATTTTACTCCTGGCTAATCAAGCATTTTAACTTGGTGTGATTACACTAATATTTCTCAGGGCAATAAAAAAAGGATGTGGTGATCTGCCACACCCCTGCCTATAGTTCGATATTAATCAGCTCGGCAACTGATCTACCGCTACTCACAATCACATCAACCTTACATGCACGGTTAACTTTACTTGCTTTCATTCTCCTTAAGGTCGGGTTGCCAAGCCCTAGCTGGAATTGCCTAAACCATCTAGGCGTTTACTCAAGGCATGTTCTGTAAGCTGGCACACTCACAGGATATGGTTGCCAAATTTCGGCAACAAAAAAGCCCAATCATTTGACCGAGCTTTGATGTAATTAAATATCTGGGTGGCGGCATTAAAATTTAAACCACTACGATTAAAGTCAAGCCGCCATAAAAAAAGCCCTACATCACTGTAAGGCTTTTCCCCTTGGTCATGTGCGCTGATTCAAGGAATCGTTGTTTTTATTCACAACAAAATAATTAAATCATTAATCTCACAAAAAATGAAGCAAAAAAAACCTGCAACTTGGGGAAGATGCAGGTATAAACTGATATCAACTATCATGGAGAACTTAATACCACTAATATACTTGGTTTATATTGAGATCTCATTCACATTTTATTCCAAATTATTTAGGAATAAAAAAAAGCCCACCATTTGGCGAGCGTTCCTTGATGCTTAAACCTATTCTTTTGAACACTTCACTTCAAACTGGTATTCGTCTTGGGTAACCTTAATTTTAATATTTTTATATTTTCGTTTGTTTGGATCCATTGCCGACCCTGCTACTTCCTCAAAAAAGCTACGATCATTCATTAGCTCGCCATACACTTTATAACCCAACAAAATCTTTTCAGGTTTTTTGCCGTTAACTACTAATTCACTAAGAGTATCATCTAATTTCTTGACAGTTAGAATTGCCATTTCAGTTAAAGCTCAAAACAAAAATTCATTATTGCTTATTTTCATGAACAAACTATGTCAAAAAAAAGCCCATCAAATGATGAGCTTTTAAGTCTTGGTCTCGGATAACCCGTAATACGACCAGTATAGTGAAACTATAGCTTAGATTCCGAAATAATGGAATCCCTAGGCCTTTAATTCCTTGTAAGTATTTTTCTTATACTTTTCAACCGCCTTTGACGCCTCATCAATTGCCGACTCCATAGCCAATGACATTAAGCTCTCATATGATTTCCATGTTTTTCGGTAATTCTCAGCTAGCATCTGAATTGAACTTATACCTGCATAATACAATCGACCTTGTGGGGTAAAATTAGCCTCAAGCTGGGGATCTAATGAGAAATCAATAACCATACGCGCAATCAAGTAAGCCAAGTGATTCATAGTAATTTGCTCAGGCTCTCGCTTCTTATCTGCCACGGCGTTTTGAAGCATGATATTTACCAGGTGCATACGCACATATTCATAATCACTTTGACACTTGCCTTCAAAGACAATAAGTGCTGTAACCGACTTCGCCAGTTGCGTATCCATTGTAGCAATGGCACCTAAACGATCTTCGTAGTTCAAAGGCTTCTCCCCAGTGCCATGAGCTTGTGGCTCAAAGTTTGGCGACTTTGCAGTAATGCCATGAGTCAACCATTCAAATTGTTCAAATTTATCTGCCATAACTGCATTCATCCCAAATCCCCTCAAATCAAACTCAAATCTAAAATTGTCATGGTTCCCCAGTGAACCGCACCAGTATCAATCCAGTAGCAGTTATCGCGCTTGCATGGCTTCTGAGTAACCGTATGCCCCATGATTACCGCATCAACTCCTGAAACATGGGTGTATTGTTGGTTTTCTTCATCCAGTCGATCACGACCCCACATTGCTAATTCAGTAGGGAAGCGTTCCTTTTTGATAATGTGCTGAGCTTGATCAAAATTATTTAGAATGCTTTTAAACTCATCCCAATTGTTCTGTTCGATATGGCCATGAACAAAGCCAAATTTTCTAGCTTTGTGATTAATCTCCAAAGCAATCGGTAGAGTTTTTAATTTTTTAATGATTTCGCGCTGAACCTGATAATCCAAGTCATAAAACCACTCACCGCCATTTTGAATATGGCAATTAAAATAGGAACGATTAACATCACCCATAATGACCAAATCTTCATGATTACCCTTTACGGATGTAAACCAAGGCTCATCAATTAGACTTACGCATTCAACATTCTGGTTACCTCGATCCACCAAATCCCCAACAGCAACAAGCAAGTCATTTTCAAAATCAAAGTTAATTTCTTCTAGACGACTCATAAGCAAGTTGTAGCAGCCATGAATATCACCAACCGCATAAAGCTTGCCTTTTATCTCTTTGTTCCAAACCTTAACCATTGCCATTTCATCACCCTATTAATTTAAAAATTTGCTCAATCGCTTTGCCGCTTTTCACTTGCTCGGTGCTAAACCGTATTACCTGATAACCCATCATTGTTGCTGTGTTGTATTTCTCTAAGTCTCCTAAATAACCCATTCCCCTTGTATGCCTACCATTACTCCAGATCCCACCTTCCACTTCGACCAATATCTTTTTACCCTTCAAATGAAAATCAGCTCTCCATTTGCGTGTGGGGTGAAACTTAAACTCCTGTTCAAACTCAATTTTTAAAACTCTCAGAGCATTGGCCAATATCACCTCACCCTCACTCTGTACTTTTTGATCTTTTACCTTTGGGCACTTCGATCCTCTTTTTGGTTTATTCGCTCCAATCATCTTTTTGTATTCAGCAATGGAGTAGCTGCTAGTCACCCCTTCACCTCAAACAACTGCTTTGCCTTATCCGTTAAAAAGAATCGTGATTCATCTGTAAAACCTGAATCTTTTCGTTTGATATACCCGGCTTGCTCTAAACCCTTCAGGTATCGCTGTGCTGTTCTTAAACTGAGATCACTTAATGCTGTTTTGCGAAGCTCAGATACAGTTGCTATCGGGGTAGTTTCAATTGCCTTGAGCGCATGGATCACACGTTCAAATATTGCAATCTGATTCACTGAAGTACTTAGACGCTTCATGCTTTACCCCCAACACGTTCATCTGCCCAATTGCACTCAACCACATCCAAACCATCATGCTGAAAACGAGACCAGAGACGATCACCAAGGTCTTGTTCCAATTCATGTGCTGTCATGTTTGAAATCAACATGGTTGGCTTGCCAGCGTCATAACGTGAGTAAAGAACTTTGTGCACCAGCTGGAGACGGTTTTCATGGCGGTCATGCAATCCATATTCATCAAGAATCAATAGATCGTATTCAGTGAAGCGATGAACTGCGTTTACCTCACTGTCATCAGCTTTGGTCCATGCATTCGCAATTTCATTCGCCATGTCTTCAGAAGTCACATAGCGGGCATACTTTTGGGTCTCGAGAATGTTTCGAGCTACGGCGCAAGCTAAGTGTGTTTTCCCAGTACCGGTGCGACCAATCATGATTAAGTTGCGCTTGATCCCCTTCGTGAAATCTTTCACAAATGTGACGCATTGAGTTTTTGCATTTTGCTGACCGCTATTCGCTACCAAGTATTCTTTGAACCCACTGTTCGCATGACGGGTTGGAAGTTTTGCGCCTTGGAAGTGCTTTTCACGTACCATCGCATTCACGGCGTTGTGATGTTCTGCTTGAGCTTTGTTAAGCGCTTCCGTTGAACATTGCTTACAGAACGATTTACCACGGAAAGAAACCATTTGTGCCTGGTGCAGCTGGCAAAACTCTGTTGATTTCTGAATATCAAAACTAAGCGGTGCGATTGCGTTCATAGGAGTCCCCTTGTATCCACATCACCTGTTGCTGGTTCATAGTTCTGAACTTCACCCCAAGGATCGTTCACATTGCGGTTGTTTGGTTTTTCAGAAGATTGTTTGCGTGTTGGTTTTCTTCCTTCGCGTTCTGTCTTGGTCACTTGTTTCTCAAACTCCTGCACCAACCAAGCTGCGAACTTTCTCGTTTTTTGGTTTTCGGTGAGATGGATTTTGTTTTCCCAGTGCGCATTGAAACTACCCAAGTGAAACTGGAAATCAGGCATGGTTAAAATTTCATTTATGCGATGGTTGAATTTCGTTTGAAGCAAAATTGTGCTTAGGAAATTTTGATCAGGTTTCCATGAATCATCCTGAGCTGAATTTTCAGGCAATTCCTGTTGTGTGTTTATATCTGTAGTAATCTCTGTAGTAGTCTCTGTATTTGTCCCCTTTTTGAAATGGGGAGGGTCTGCCTTTTCAAATGGGGAGCCTCCCCCTTTTAAAAGTGGGAGGGTGGTCATTTCAAAAAGCACAGGTGTAATGAGCTCAATAAACAAAACATTGTTGTATTTCTGATTGTTAGCTTCGATTGTGCGAAAATGACGTTTTAGCACTCCACACTTCTCAAGACGATCAAAAGCCTCTTTGACTTGCTGTTTTGAGAAGCCATATTGATCAGAAAAACTCTGGTAAGAACGCTGCAAAAGATCAGATTTAAACTTCTTTTTAACGCGCACAACTTGGCCAGAATATTCATCACGCACCACTGTAGGTCGATGCCAATAAACGATTTCTGAAAGCACAACGATAGCGTTTAAATCGGGTTTTCCACTCTCTAAAACGAAGGTACTAAACCAACTGGTCGGCAAGATATTGCCTTCAAGGTGAACGCTACCAACCTGATCCACAACATCATGGCCAGTGCTGAATAAACTCATGCAGCATCCCCTTTTTCGATATTTTTAATAAAGCGGCCAAACATAAAAATCTGTCCTGCTCGATGCAGGCTAGAAATGATTTCACCTGCATACCAAGCTGAAATACGATGTTCATTGATCAGCATTTCCATAAACTCGTCTCGGGTGATTGCAGCATTCTTTTCATCACCCTTGATCTTGCGAAGATTTGCCCTACGGATCTCCAGCAATCCATCTAATGTGCGGAGTGCTGGCTCGTACCATGATTGAAGCTGCATCATCTGCTTATGCTCAGGCTTCTTTTGAATGGCCTTGTTGGTAATCATGGAACCTCCGCTAAGGCTTGCTCAGCCTCTGTTAAACGGCGTTTAGCATTGAGCTCAGTGGTTGAGGCACTACGAACAAACCTTTTGTTTAGGGTTAAGATGCCGATACCGATATACACATCGACGTTGTTCTCATAAACCTCTGTGATTTCATAAATTCCATCAAAGTTGCCTAAAGCTTTATCAAGCACAACAGCATCCCCGATTAAAAAATCTATATTGTCTTCAATGACTTGTTGTGGTAAATTTGCGTCGTTCATGAAAGTGTACCCTCTGAATTGAATACTAAAGCCCGATCTCAACTCTCGGGCTTTTTTTTGCATGTTTGCTGTGCTAGATTCAGATACATGTTCAATTCCACTAGAATGTTTTTGAACTAGAAAGTCTGAGAGTCGAGCCTCAGGCTTTTTTTTGATTAATACTTGTGTTAAATTTGAATTGTTCATTATTTCCACCTCTAGGGTAATGAATCGAAAAGCCTGATCCCCAAGATCAGGCTTTTTCTTTGTGTGAATTCCCGTGAATCCCTTCCGATCCCTCAAGAAAGCTGACTTCGGTTGACAAGTCCCTTACTAAGGCTGCTAATCCCAAGCGCTCAAAAGATTTTGCTTGTAAATTAAGAACATGCCACTCACCCACGATTTCTTTTTCAAGTAAGAAAGCGAGGTACTGAGCAAGGTCTTTACCCTTAATTTCAGCGAGAGTTTTAGCTCGCTCATGTATTTCAGGAGACAAACGGACATGCGTAGATTTCTTTTCAAGGCTCATAAATCCCCCTTTAGGCTGTTAATGCTTGGTTTCGCAAATAATCGAAGTCCGCTTCTGGGCATAGAGAGTCACATGGAACTTCGCCCTTGCTGGCCTTATCAATGCGGATAGCTAATGGCGCTCCGCACTTCTTATTTACGTAAATGATTTGCTGAAGGTTTCCGACAGTTGTCAGACACTCCTTTGCAAAATCCTTTCGCCCATCTACAGATAGACCAGATAGGTAGGTTTTGAGTTTTTCAACACTGGAGGAAGACATATAGGTCTCCTTAATAAATATATTTAGTAAATACTAATTTTTATTAACATGCATGTCAACAAATCTTTAGTGTTTACGAATTTACTTTTTACTAAAAACTATATGAAATATTAAACATGGATAAAATTGAACAAAGACGCAAAAACCTGCGCGCAGCTATTGATGCTGCTAATAAAGAGTTAGGCTTTAAATCAGACACATCTTTCTGTGAGCACTTTGATTTAAATGCCAGTCATATCTCTCAGCTTGTTAATGGTCATGGGAGCTTTGGTGAGCGCGCGGCCAGAAATCTTGAAAAGAAAGTAGGCTGGGTTGAGGGTTTGCTAGATGTGGCTTCTGATGATTTAAATGTGAATGCTGCTAAAAATAGTCAGTTTGAAAGCAATGTCTCCCCCGTTGATACTCCTTTACAGGCAATTCCTTTGCTTGATTACGTTCAAGCTGGACTCTTCCATGATGTTGGTTACGACGGTTTAAACCCATTGGGGACTAGCTGGACTACCTATAAGAGTCAGCGCCCTGAGTGTGTATTTTCTCTAAAGGTTGAAGGTACAAGCATGTCTCCTGAATTCCAACCAGGTGACGAGATTGTGGTAGATGGTTCACTTGAAGCGAAACCAGGCGCTCTTGTTATTGCTCAAGAGATAAAACACGGCGAAGCAAGAACAACGTTTAAGAAATATCGTGTTATTGGTATCAATGAGTTTGGTGTTGATGTTATTGAGCTTGTTCCATTAAATCCTGACTTTCCAACGCTTAACTCAAATCAGATAGATATCTCAATTATTGGTGTTGTTGTTGCTCACAATCGAAAATTTAAGTACTAGAGAATAAACCTAAGCACATCAAAGCTTGGGTTTTAAGCTATTTAAAGCACACAAATATAAGGAAACAAAATACCAAACATGCAAAGAATTGAAGTAAATTCGCGCAATATCAGCTACGTGCTTTATCAGCACTTTTTATTAACGGTAGTGCTTAGGACTGGTGAGAGATTTATTTATAGACTTCTTGAAGCTAGTACCTTTAACGATTTTATTGAAGCAATTGATAAAGATAAATTCTATAAAAGCCAAATTGATATGAATAAAAGATTTAAACGAATTCAACTTTTTGTGTAATAAAAGTCCTTAAAGAAGGAAAACAAAATGATCGCTACACTTAATAAATCTAAAACTGCGCTAACAATTAATCGTCAAGAATTCAAATTGGCATTAGAAAAAATTGGCGCAGGAATTGATAAACAAATAGCCTCGCTTAAAAAAGCTAAACAAAGCTATGACCCTGCGGAAATTGCACACGAGGTCATTGGTGAAGTGAATATCTTTGAAGCGATTATTGAAGGTTTTAACGAAGCTGAAGGCACTAATCTAAAACTAGCCGATATAACCAATCTTGATACAGCACAAGGTTGGATAGATGACTTCTTAGGAAAATATTCTGATAAATAAACCCTAAGCATGGCTTGAGGTTGATAAGGCGAATTTAAGATGAATAAATTTGACTATATAAAACTAGGGCTACTCTGTGCAGTCGTAACCCTTTGCTGGGTTTCAATGATTTTTTAAACTGCGAACCCGACGCAGCCCTTTAGAACAGATCGGGTGGAGATGTGAATGAGACAAGAAACAAAAGAGGCTTTGGCTATTGAGTTAACCAAAGCTGTGATTAATGAACGATCTAAGAATGAAAGTGCTTTTGATATCACTGATGCAGAATTATGGGTCCATGTATACTTGGAATCCTTGAAGCAAATCGAAAGGGGTTATGATGAGCAAACAAGTGATCCAGGTATATGGCAAAAATTAGTAGACTAGTCACTAATATTAGCTTTATATCCATGCTTTTTAAAAAACTTAGCCATGTGCTTCTCAAATTGAGGCACCTTGCTTTCACAAACATGTACTGTGATTTTTTTAACTTTTTTAATATTAATAAATTCATCTACAGCATTAATGTCAGCAATCCGCTGATTTATATCTTTGTTGCTAAAGTCACGATCATTTGGACTTAAAAGCTTCAATCTAGCTTCTTTTTTTGATTTATTACTCATAACAAACTCCAAACAACCCATCCCTGTGATGGGTTTTCTTTTGTCTATCTTACCATTCACTAAATATTTTACTAATTTTATTTAGCAAATCTATTGACTAATTATTTAGTAAATACTAAATTATCTCTCACAGACATTAAAAAAGCGCACCGACCTGAGAAATCTAATGCGCTTTTGCAAACTTGCGAGATCAATTATGAACAAAACCTTATCCCCTTTCAATACCATCAAGATATCTCTTGGTGTAGCTGCTGTAACAATAGGCATACTTAGCTGTGGGTTTAAGACCTCACCGCAGGCTGCTCAACCTGTAGTTGCCAACGTAGCCGCTTCTGAATATCAACTCCTTGCATTACGCATGACTGGTGATAACCACGGCGAAGCGATTATTCGTTTAGATGGTTTCCGCATTACTGCACGTTTTGAAGTTGAAGCATTTCCTGACAGCTACGGTGTACCGGGTAGTGAATTCACCGCTGTAGACGTAACCAGCCTTGATGAAGTGACCGTTTCAGATGCCCTAGGCAATCCATACAACGACTTCACAAACCACATCGACCATCAGAACTTCAATGCCCTCATCAAAGGCTATATCGAAAAGCATCGTTTAGTGGAGGCAGGCTAATGACTACTTCTACTCAAAAGTTTTCTGAGTTCATCAGCCAAGATCATGAAGGCAACATTCGTATGCGTCTAGGCCATTCAACCTACTTTGAAAAAGGTCGCCATATTTATGTAGTGAATAAGGATGGTACCGAACAGTTAATCACGCTTGAGGTCCATGTTTCCAAGCCTTGGATCCGTGAAAACTTTGAACGTGAACGAGCTTTTCAGCAAAGGAAAACTATGGCTATTCGCCTTCAGAAGTCACTCACACGTTCTTATCCAAAATCATTTAAACGAGCTAAAGGCTCACTGTTCTGGGCATAAGGGGAAATAATCATGGCTATACCTATTATTCCAGCAGACCAAGCATTAAACGTAAGCGCGATTATTACTTACATCTATGCAGATCCGGGGCTTGGTAAAACGTCTCTAGGATTCACCGCAGATAAAGCCATTTCATTTGACTTTGACCGTGGTGCACACCGTACTGGTGAACTTCGTCGCGGAGCTGTTGTTCCTGTTCAGCAGTGGTCAGATATTGAAAACATTACTGAACAAGACTTAGCACCTTTCAATACGGTTGTTATTGATACCGTGGGCGCAATGCTTGAATCCATCAAGACACATTTGCTCAAAACAGCGAATAATCGTCAGCAAGATGGTGCACTCAAGTTAAAAGCCCAAGGCTTAGCAAACATGAAGTTTAAGCAGTACATCAATACGCTTTTAAGCTTTGGTAAGGATGTCGTCTTTATTGCCCATGCCTCAGAAGACCAAAGCGGTGATCAGATCATCTACCGTCCTGAGCTTGGTGGTAAGAACCGAAATGAACTTTACCGTATTGCAGACATCATGGGTTATTTGACCACTGTAACTACTGGTGAAGGTAAAAATGCGAGAGTCATTAACTTCAAACCATCCCCAACACACCATGCGAAAAATTCAGGTGCTTTAGGTGGTGAGACTGGTGAGGTTTGGGTACCTGATCTTAAGTTACACCCTACTTTTCTTGCAGACTTAATTGCAGATGCGAAGGCTCATATCAACACGCTTACCCCTGCTCAAATTGCATTAAATAAAGCACTTGAGGATTTGGATAACTGGAAACAAAGCTGCGAAGAAGCAGTTTATGCAAGCGACTTAAATCACCTGACCGAGACCCTAAAGCTAGACAAAGAACACACTTATTATCAAAACATGCGTCAAGCAATGCTTGCTCGAGCGAAAGTACTCGGCTGCACATTCGATATACCGCGCGATACATGGATAGAACCTCCTGAATTTAATGGGATATCAGAAGCTCAACGTGATGAGTTGCAAGACCTCCTAGCACAAGCCGGCATTGATGTTATGACCTATTGTGAAGACCAAGGGATCGATAGCCTATTAGGCATTGAAGCCCAACATTTTGAGAATGTAAAAGCTCACATCATCAACACCACCCAAGGACAAGGGAAAGCCATTGCATGAGCTACACCTACTCATCTATTACCCGCGTGCTGTCAATTCAGCACAAAGGGCGGGTAAAAACTTACAGCGACATCAACCTCTTTGGGATTGAAGCTTGCATTAAAGATTTTGTGAATACGTGGGGTTATCGATGATTTTCAGAATTAAAAACAAGCACGCCATCGCCTTCATGATTTGGCTTGAATTACTGGGCTACGTAAAGAAGGTGCTTGCCGATGGTAGTTGCACGTTCTCAGGCAAAGGCACAAAGAAGTCGCTGAGCTATGTGTTTGTAAAGAGTGATTTAACAGGTAATGCGGCTTGCCAGTCATTGTATGAAGAATTTGTTAATTACCAAGATTCTAATTATGTCGAAATGAAGGTGGCGTGATGAGTACATTGAAAGATTTAAACAAGCATCTGTTTGATCAGTTGGATCGTTTAGCCAAGGCTGATAAAGATGAGCTTGAAACTGAGGTTAAACGCGCTCAAACCATGTCGCAAGTGAGTGAGCAGATTGTGGATGCGCACAAAACTCAACTGGAAGCGGTAAAACTGGTGGCTCAATACAAAGGGCTTAACACGAATCAAGAAGCGCCACAGATTTCTGTTGGTGATATGAATGTGAGTGTTTGATATGGCGAAAGGTATTGCGATTAAGTACACCGAAGAAATGCTGATGTTTTTACATCAGCATGAGGAAACGCCACGTACTGAACTAACTTGTAAATTTAATGAAAAGTTTTGCTGCAAACTTTCTGTAGATAGCATCAAGGCCAAATGTCTGCGCATGGGGCTAAAGACAGGTCGAACAGGATGCTTTTCACTTGGTCAAGAATCTTGGAATAAAGGTTTAAAGGGTTATATGGGTGCGAACTCAACATCCTTTAAAAAAGGAAATACACCTTTTAATCGCAGGCCTGTCGGTTATGAGCGAATCACCGTTGATGGCTATGTTGAAGTAAAGGTTGCTGAACCAAATGTTTTTGAATCAAAGCACCGCTGGATTTGGGAGCAGCACCACGGGAAGATACCAGATAATCATGTTCTTGTTTTTAAAAATATGAACAAGCAAGACTGTCGACTTGAAAACCTGATGTTGATTAGTCGTGCTGAGCTTGTTCGCTTAAATCAATCTTATCGAAAGCTTGCCACACCAGAAACAAATGAAACCTGTGTCTTGATGGCGAAGATCAAAAATAAAACGCATAACTTGAAGGTGGCGTGATGGAAATTCAAAAAGAAAATCATTTGCTTAAGCAATTTGAAAAGACAAAAACTTTTAAACGCTTTTTTTCAACCTTGTTGCGTTTCGATGAAGATTTAGATTGTTTTGTTGCTTCAGAAAAATGGCGCGATAAAGAAGCCGAGCTACTTACTGCTGCGTGGTGGATGTTTGCTGAAGTAGCAACAGCTCAACCTGTACCTGAAAGTTTTGAACAGGCATACAGCGAAATATTTTCCCCTATCGTTAAACAACCATATCCACGTTTAGAAAATGGCGATTACAAGTACATCGAAATCGATCAGGGATGGAAATTATGGCAGGCAGCTGCTGCTCAAGCGGTGCCGGAAGGTTTTGTTTTGGTGCCAGAAGATCAAGCCAAAGATACTGATCGTCTTAATTTTTTGCTTGGCGGAGAGAAGTATATTCGTACAGTTATACATCGTGATATTCAAAATGATGAATATGAAAAAATTGGCGAACATTTTCAGCTTACCGAAGTCTTTTGGATTGATGGTTTTGACTATTGGGAAAACACATCATCAGATTCAGAACGTGGCGCTATTGATAAAGCCATGATAGGAGCACAGGAGCCAGCCAATGACTGATTTCAATAAAATTAAAATCACACTGAAGCTATCAATTGGTTTTCCTGTAGCCAATCGCGAAGAGGAAACCTTTCTAAGCGAACATATTTCGGAAGAAGAGTGGAATAAATTGGGCTTTTTTGAAAAAGACGAATTTATTCAAAATGAAATTCTTCGTGAATGGGCATATGACTATATAGAAATGTCGGCACATATTGAGGATCCAGCCAATGACTAACCTCCAACACATCGCCCAAGAACTTGCCGAAGAATTTGCACCACTCGTCATAGAGCAGTCAGGCACAACCAAAACATTCACGGCGGAGCAAGCCTCTGCCCTTTATCACATCCTTGTAAGTTTTGGATATAAGGATGAATGCAAGGGATTGGATACCAAATTACCGTTTGAGTTAATTGATATTAAGAAGGAGGTATCTTAAATGGCTCGTTTAACTAAAATCGATAAAATGTCCGCATGCGAAAAAAAAGCTGTAATTAAAGATTTTCGTAATGCGCCACCTGAAGCGGATTTTCCACCCGAAGCCATTGCACTAACCTTTCATATTTCACTGGCTTGGCTGCAAAAGAAGAGATGTGAAGGTGGTGGAATACCCTTTTCAAAACCGACAGCTAAAACAGTACTCTATCGAAAAAGTGATGTTTTAGAATTTATGGACAGCAACCGGCTCCAACACACAGCCTAATAAAAAGCCCTCAGTTGAGGGCTTTATTTTTGAATATGATTTTATATTTTAGTAAGTCTACTTAGAGTCTACAAATTGGAACCACAAGTAGACTCATTGTAGACGCTAGAGCTATTTCCGTAGATCGTAATAGATAGTCAGATATTGCAATATGCTGTAAATATAGGTGTTTGAGGATTATTTAAGATGCAGGATATTGCGAAATATTGTATGAAATTGCGAATTTTATAGGAGAATTTAGAATTATGAGTCCGCTGCTCTAACCAACTGAGCTATAGGCCCTAATATACTGAATTTGTTATATATCAACAAGTTCAGGCGAAATGAATACTAGCGAAGATTTTTTCAAAAGACAAGCTTTTTCATACATGGTTGTACACTATCCAAACAATCGGGAAAATTTAGATCATCAAACTGACATATCAGGTCTTTCACGATCTTTGAGTTACATACTAAGACTCAAAAGTACTTATAAATACTAGAATAATAAAATTTAATTAAATTGGATAAAAACTAAATACCGGCTTTTTCTTTTTTTCGTGACTCAATGAAAAACTCAACAATTGACCAAATAACCACCAAAACAAAGAGAACGATTGCACATAAAAAAGTCGGAAGATAAGCCATTTTAACAATCCTGAACTTTGTTAAACCAAAGTTAAAGTGTGAAAATGCACACTTTAGTCTTAGACCAAAGTCTAATCTGTCATTTCGTTTATGAATAGTGGTATTTTCATTTTCACCATATTTATTTTCTATTTGATTAGATTTAAAACATCTTAGTGTTCTATTTTTACCCTCTCCTTGTTCAACTGATGAGGATTCAAAACGACTCAT